TTATTAACTATAGTGGAAACATCTGTAATCCCACCTACTTCAGCGGCAAATATAAACTTTTCATCATTTGTCCAATCCGTAACTATTCCATATTCACCGGCCAGTACGTTGAAGCTGTCGCCTACAGCCCATGTATTAGCCGTCCCTCCTGTCAGTGACGTAACCGTGAAGGTTGCAGCCGTAACATCACTTATCTGCCCCTTACTACCATCCGTTACATTAACAGCCGTAAGGCCAACTGTAACCCCCAGGTCTGACATTGTTCGACCTGCACTGTCTGTGCAGATAGTAGCACTGGCAGCGTTATTAGTTCCCGTGATATTGCCGGAGGTTGTCATACCCGTGGCGCTGGTATAGATTCCGGTATCAGGGTCAGCTATATAGCTGTCCCCATCGGTATCAGGCGTAGGCGTAAAGCCTATTTTTCTAAGGCTTCCGTAAGAGTCCCCAGGATACATATAAAGAGGATCACCGGATTGAACCCGCCACCCTCTTTTATGGGTGTCAAGCCAGTGACGTGACTTTTGTTTTAATTCCCAATAGCTTGTAGCTGATTGATAGAAAAAGAATTTATCGAATAGGAGCATATCGGAAGGTGGCTTATATTGAGAATAGCCATCCTTCATCTCAATAATACCAAATCCTTTGATACAGTGGGTTAGGACAACGGCATCGGAGTTACCATCATTTAACGCTCGTTTTAAAAGTTCTTTATCATACCGGTCGTAATTCCCTTCTTTTTGATGGAGCTTATCAAGCGATCTTGCTAATAATTCCGAAAGGGTTAAACCCTCGAATAAACCGGCCTCTACACTTCTGATAGGCATTATTTTTCTCTCTTTCCATAAGACCTATGATAATTAAGATTAGAAAAGCTGATGGGGCTAAGTGCATAGGATATGTCCCCATTGCGCCGAAACAAGCTATAATAAAAGCCGAAAGCAGCATTCTGTTTTTGCGATAAATTGTTACTAAGTATCCAGCTATGAAAATACAACCAATAATCCCAAAATGATGAAAGGCCGTAACCCATTCATTATGAAGCGGGAATTTATGTGCCCAGGGTGCAGCAGGCCCAAGGCCGAATATAATACTTAGCCATGATTGTGTGACCTGGTTCCATGCCTGAAGCCAGTAATCAAATCGGTCATGAGAAGATGATAACAGGTGTATCGTTAATGACTGCTTCGTGTAGACCGTGTAGGCAATAAATGGCAATGCCATTAACATAATGTAGCGTTTCTTGACTTTCGGCCAGAAATAATAAAGGCAACCTATAATCATAGCAGCCATAGAAGTTGACGTAATTGCTACAAACAATAGAGCTAAAATTACTGGTACAAAATAACACCACCATTTGCGAAAGAAAAATGGGAGTGAGATGGCTAAAAAAAGTGATAGGAAATTATTGTTACCAAGTGTTCCAACAATGGTTCTGGAATCAATACCCCGTTTTATTGTGACAATATTTCCGTAAAGGGCAAACAAAGGGTCCCAACCGTTCATCTGGATAACGGCTAAGATGGATTGCAGGATAGCTGCTATGCAAATCAGGTTGTAAAAGGTTTCATTCTTCATTTTGCTCTGATAAACAGCTATAAGGATCACTGCTGTAATCATCAAATAAAACCCGAATCCAATCCCCTTTGCCATTGTATAAGGATTGGTTGCCCCAGTTAAAAGTAAAATCCCAAAGTATGTATTCCAGACACAGGTATAGTATATAAAGGCCCGTATCCAGATATTTGTAATAAGGGAAGCTGCGATAAATAAGCCTAAAATCATAATCGCATTATGATGACCTTTGTGTATAATACCATTTGATAAAATAAGAAATGGAAGCAATAAATAACTTATTTTGAGTGCTTTATCATTCATGTTTTTAGTTTTAGGGCGGAGTTTCCCCCGCCCATGTAGTTAAAGGTTATTATTGCGCTCTAAGTGGGGTAAAAAAGTAGTGAATGAAACCCCATCCTGCCGACCAAGCGTTTGCAACACCATGACTACTTTGAGTCCCATCACCCGATGAAAGGGTGTAATTTAGAGACTGAGCCTCAACTAAGATGTAATTTGCTGGTGCGTGTACGCCATCTCCAGTTGACCCGGATTCTTTAGAAACATTCTGCCAAAGCAATTCACCCACATTACATGCGGCTGTCCATACGGAAGGAAAATATCCACCACCATCACCAGCCTGTAAATTGACAAGGCCAACTGTAATGCTACTAAGACCTACACTTATAATCCCACTATCTGTTGAATCAGTACAAGCGTTTATGACCTCAACAGAGACATCGTTAATCATTGTCATAGCAGGCATAACAACACCAGTCATATAAGGCATGGTCGCAGTATGTGCCGCATCAAGCGCTTCTGTAGAAATGCCCGACCAAATAGTATCGGTAGACATCGAAAACCAGATCATTCCATGATGCTTAACCCCTGGCCGCTCATCTATAATAGCTGTATGGCAACTTGGAGTAACATCATTCATGAAAAGGGTATATCCACCATCATTATCCACTACAATAATGTCAACCGCACCATCAGTATCATCAACATAGAAGTTTATCTTACCTTCTGCATCAAAGGTGTCGGCATGTGTCGGGTTAAGTTTCTGAGTTAAGCCACGATCATTGTAAATGGTTGCCTCAACTGGCTCTAAGGTTAAGTATAGGTCTTTATCAAGAACAAGGTACTGGATACCACTGGTAACAGGAATATACCCAGATGAACCAGACCTGTACCCGACATCTTTGTATACGCTAATTGTGTAATGGTCATACCCTGCACAGGCAGGGCCAATGAATAAGGCGGTCATGAACATAAAAACCGCTGCTATTTTTAGAAATCGTTTCATGTTAAAATACCTCCTGAATATTAATTATATTTAAATTGTTTAACCGTTTTTACCAGTAAGATTGCCATCATTATCTATAAAATCCATTGTCCAGCTACTTGCAGCCAGAAGCTCAGCATTAATCAAGGCATAAACCGCCTCATAAAGAAACTGAGCCAAATCAGGCATACTAATGCCATTTGGCCTCAGTACCCTACCACTGGTAAATATGCCTATACTGCTTCCTGCCTGGTTAAAGACACCTGTGGTAAAGTATGTAGCTGCCGCATGGGTCAGGGTAGTTATAACCCCAACCCCAATTTCATAGAGTAAATCAGCTAAATAACCCTGGTCGATCCCGGTTGGTTTAACATATAACGGCTTGGTTTCTGTTGTCGGGCCTGTCCGATTCAGACGTGCTTTGTCATAAACGCTAATTGTGAAATTAGCTACCGTGCACACTGTGCCACTAATCATAATGGCTACCGTTTCGTAAAGAGCCTGGCATAAGTCACCCTGATCTATACCGTCTGGTTTTATTCTGGGATCTGCCATTCAAATACCTCCTAATGATCACTCATGCTGACTTCTTCTGCTGTAATTGTTGCCGGAGCAGCCGCTGTTAAAGTTGGTATAACTGCCGCTGCAATTGACCTGGTTGTTCCGGCGCTAACTGTGGCAGCATCGGTTTTGGGGATGCTGGTAAAATATGACCCAGCCTGTGCCCCATCAGCATTGTGAGTATGAGCATCAAAATCACTTTTAAGCTCACTGGTTAATGTTATAAATGCGGCATGGTCTACAATAAGCTCATCCAAGAGCGTTTTAACTGTCGCATGATCCGTTCTAAGCTCATTGACGAGGGCGACTATACTGGTGAGCAAGTTAGCCACGTCACCCATATGCATGCCTGTTTTTTTAATTGTTCTTGTAGTGCTACTTGCCATTATCCTGCTCCAATTAAGTTTTTAAGTCCGATATCGTCCGCCAAATCCTCATTACCACGCTTCAGAAAGTGCCTGTCGTATAGCCTTTTAAGGTCTCTGTAATACCCCTCTTTTTGGCCTATAACTTCGTACATAGGCTCTCCTGTAGCCTGACCCATGAAGCCCTTAATTTGCCGTATTCTGGAAAAGGCTTTCATCGTCTTCTTACCAACAACCTTTTCATACATCAATCCGGCCTGATGAATCCTGTCCAAAACCAAACAGCACCGGTCATACTTTTTACCGTTATATACAAAAAATGCGTCAAATACATATCCCCAACGCCTTCTATTATACACAACAAAATATGTATGCACTGAATTGAAATCCTGGACTACATTCCCACGGTAACGCATCATCTGCTCTGGCAGAATCTCTACCTCTCTCGCCTTCAGCCTTTCCATTATTAGCTGACGAGTATTCTGATCTCTACCAAGACACCGCTCAATAAACGGGCCTGCATGACTATCAGGAAGCATAGGATCATGTACCAGCATAGTTTTTCTGGTATTAAACTGGAACCCCGTTTTTGCTTCGGCTTCAGTCAACCAAATTACATCCTGGCTTTCAGGTGGCTTTGGAGGCATACTACTATCTAATTCCTTGATAATAGCAGGAGCTTTTGGTTTTTCTTCCTTGTGCTCTTCCTCCAAATTAATGAGTTCTGACGGAATACCTGTTTTGCTTCCATCGGACACGGTTATTTTCCAGTCGGGTAATGGCTCATCACCATAAAACTTTGTCCACTTTTGATGAAGTTTGGTTCGTAAATCATCTGACGCTTCCACAATCCCGACCTCATTACTAAGCACCCACGGTTTGAACTCTTCTGAATTAAGCCTTATGAATTTACCCCATAAAGCCTTATCAATTTCAACTTGGGTGAGAGCCTCCCGTGATTCTTGTTTTACATCACTGCCCTGGTTATCCATTTTTATATCCTTATCCTTCCGCTAATTCAAATATGATTAGCTGATATTAGTTCTTGCCGAACGGTAAGCTACTACCGAAAAGTCCTTGCTGTCATAAACGGACTTTGCTTCACCTTTGATGATACCGATTGCCACACCAAACTGGTTTTCGTAGTCGAACTTTTTCTCAACCCAGTTCAGATACGCATTCATACCCTTAATCCGGTATCCACCGACTCCAACAATAACCGCCTGACGACCTAACAGGTAAGACTCAGCACCATAAACATCTGCACTGGCTCCCCAACCCGTAAAGATTGAGCAGTTATCGTGTTCTTGAACCAATGTCCCATCCCAGTCTATCAAGGCACCTGAGAACAGCGGATTTCCACCACCGCGCCTTTCGGCTTCTCTTGTAACCTGCTGGTACGTTGCGTCATTGATTTTAAGGTCATACGCAACATGGGTGTGCATCACAAACAGATACCTGTAGACAGTTTTCATGTTTATCTTTGAAATCTTCAAAGGCGGTATCTTTGGGCTTGCCGATGACATTGCATAAGTCTGGGCCTTACTGATATCAGCTAATGTCAGTAAGTCGGCAGCGGTTACGGCTAATGCGCTGGCACGATTGGCCACGTAGTATATCTTTGTCGGGGAAGTGGCGATGGCATCAAAAATATGCTCATCTCGCTTTTCCTTCATCCAGTCCCCAAGACCATCCCTGATCTCTACCGGCAGGTTATACTCGACTTGCTGTTGAGTTTCTTCGCCTGCAATACGACCCGCATTTCTAAGCTGAGAAATCGTCCAGGTCATGGTATGGAAATCAGGAGCTTCTTCGTTGTCCTCTAAAAGTTCATCGTTTACAACCCCATCACCCTCAAACGGCATGATGAGTCCTTCAGTCATTTGATACCCGGCTTTTTTCGCAAAATCGCTCATAAGCTGGATAATGTTGTTGGAACCCTGGCCTGTATAACCAGTAAAGAACTGATCCCTCTGGTGCGTGTGCCATAACTGCTTTGCCCATCTTTGTACCCTATGAGCATTGTTCACACCTGCTGTAAATTGAATTAAATTCCCCATTCTATATTAC